ATGAGAAATAGAGCCGAGTTATATCAACTCAAACATGGTGCACGTGCTTGGTATTTTACGGATCAGCGTAAAGCAATCACACATGCAGGGATTGAGTATCTGCCGATCCGTGGCCTACAGCGTACAGCCATTGAAGATGAAAGTATTGATAAATGCGATACGGAAGTAACTTTTCCGCAGATGCATTTATTCAATGCTGAGGGTGAAGATTTGGCCGCCATCTTTGCAGGCAAGATCTTCTATGGTGGTGTGACGATTACCATACTTGAACTTTACCAGGGCGAAACACTGGTCCTGCACAAAGGCCGTGTGACGCAGCCAAAGTATGATGAAGATGCGGATACTGTGACCTTGGTGTGTGAAACGGGTGAATCGTATTTAAACCGTAATATTCTGACACGTAAGTTTCAGTATTCTTGCCCAAACTCAATCTATGACCGCTGGTGTGGGCTCAAGTTTGAGGAGTGGTCATTTGAGGTTGAAGTGACTGCGATCGATGACTTAAAGGTTTCTTTCAATGTGGTGCCCACTCAGGTTTTAGATGCAGAAGGCAATCCAATGTTTGAGCAGGTCCCAGTATTGGATGAAGAGGGAAATCCAGTTTTAGATGGTCAGGGCAATCCTACTTTTGAAAATGGAGACCCGATCATGGAAACCAAGAGTTATCCGGATCAATGGCTGAATTTGGGGTTGATGCTGAAAGGTGGTGTACATACTTTAATCACGACCAGCACAGCGAATAACTTTACGCTGTATCGTCAACATGTGGGTTTAGCGGTGGGTGATGTTTTCTCAGTTGTACCGGGTTGTGATCAGTCCATGAAGACTTGCCATGAGAAGTTGAATAACTCAAGCAGATTTGCAGGACACCAACATATTGCAAATAGTAATCCAATTTATACGCAATTGATTAAATAAGCGAGGTATCGAATGGTAATTGCACCATGGGTGATTTACGCCATGCTTGCGCTGATGGTAGTCACTGCTGCCTATAGCTACCATGCTATGCGTAAAGCTCAGAAGAAAAACAATCAATCTGTTAATCAGCTAGATGGGACGATTGCTGATGAAGGGACTTCATTCAGTGATATTGCAGGAAGTCCACATATGTATGGGAACATCACTCATATGTGGGGGCAAAGAACCAAAGCAATTAAATCAAAGGGCGGTAAAAAATGAAGATTTACATGTCTGATTTACGAAAAGCCAAAATGTGTGCTCGCGGATCGCGGGCATTTTTTTTATTTCAAGGTTGGGATTGGACAGCCTTTCTTGAAAACGGCATCGATATCGAAATTGTTGAACAAACCAATGATGCCATGGCGCAGCAAGTTGTGGAGTATGTAAAAAATGGGCGGAAGCAGTAAACAGACGGTTGGTTATAAGTATTATTCTAGTTTTTTACTCTTTATAGGCAACCCAATTGAGAAATTACTGAATATTAATTTTGATAAACGAGGCTGGATCGCAGATGAGCGTATTTCATATAAATCAAATGGTGAGATGATTTATATCGAAAAGCCGAATTTATATGGAGAAAACGAAGGTGGCGTATATGGAACCATGCGTGTAAAGCACGGTACCAACAATCAAACTGTTAGCGTTCAATACAAAAAATATATGGCTTCTCTAGGCTTGCCTGCATCAGCATACCCATATCAATCATATGTAGTTTTTGGTGGTGGCGGATTTCCGCAGGGGGCGTATGGATTAACACCAGAAGAACTCGAGTCCGTTGGCGATGATTTAGAAACAAATAGCCGATGGTATGGCGATGGTTTTTACCTTGGCAACTCAGGTTACATGAAAGAAATGTTGCTTTGGCCTAAACGTATTCATGTTCGTAATGATGGTCGTCCGCAGTGGTATGACGAAAAGGCGGAAATCAATCCAACAGCCTTTAGTTCCTCTTTAACATCAAATTATAAATATCACGTTCAAGATGGCTTTTCGTCTCTTGCGCAACTTGCGCCTTTTGCATCAGTTGATTTTGATGATTCAAGCTGGGGGATTGGGCAAAGTCCTTTTGGTTATGTCGCAGGATCTGGACTACCCCCTCCAAATACGCTTGTACTCCCAGGTCGCGGTCGTGCAATTATGATTCGTGAAAAAATCACAGTAATTCAACCCGATTTTGTGGGAACACTAAAAATTCAAATGCGTCATGACGATGGAGGTGTTTTATATTGGAATGGAGAGCAAATATCTCTATCTACTGATTCATACTTTGTATCTTATGCAGAAATTCCCGCTTCTAAAATTAAAACTGGAACGAATATCCTTTTTTGTGCTGCGGTAGATACTGTGCCAGGTGGGAGTACGTCGGGGATATATTTATATCTTAAATATGAGAATTCTGGCGGATCAGTTCAATATGCTGATATCAATCCAATTCACAAAATCCGTGAAATTTTTACTGATGACACTGCGATGAATAAGCCTGAGTCCGATGTCAACGATGTGAATTTTAAGAAAGCCGCAGATGTCCTTTATACAGAAAAATTGGGCATCTCTTGGTCGGTGACAGAGAAATCATGTCTTGAGGCGATCAATGAGCTTTGTGGACATATCGAAGCGGGCGTGCGTATGAACCGCCAAACAGGTTTGTATGAAATGGTGTTATTTCGTGATGATTGGTTTGCTGAAAATGAAATTCACACTTTACCAGTCACTAAGATTAAAAGTATGCAACTTGATGGTGCGACTTCAGCAGACGAGTTAATAAATAAGCTGAATGTGAGTTACTACAACCGAGATGCTATTAAAAATTCGTCATTCTCAGTTGCGGAAAATGCTGCGATTCGAAATTTAAATGGTCATGAGAATTCAGATGAAGTGAAATTTCCATATTTTATGAATCAGCGCAATGCTGCTGTTGTGACTCAATGGAAACTAAAACAAATGTCTACACCGGTTTGGCAAGGCACATTTACAACAGGTTTCTATGAAGCACGCAAATGGAACCGTTATGACCTACTCAGATTGGAATGGCCAAGAAAATGGGCAGGCACCATTCTAGTCAGAATCATGAAAATCAACTTAGGTACGGGTACAGATGTCTCCATTGATTTTGTTGAAGTCGTGCCGTATTCAAGTGATCTTTCTTCAAGCATTGTGATAGATACGCCTGTAGATACATCACCCAAACCGCCACAACCTGCATTGTTTAAAGCATTTGAGTTGTCTTATTTAGAAGCTGTGCAGTTGAATGGGCAGAAAGCTGTTGATGACGCTTTAACTTATAACCCAGATGCGGGTTATGCAGCAGTGATTGCCCAGAGGCCACAAACCAATTCATTGAATGCTTTGATGTATACGGATACGGGCAATGATTATGAGCGGGTAGGTGCAATTGCATATAGTGAAACAGCTGAGTTGGATCAGAGTATTTCGAAAACAGTCACTGCATTCATCGTAAAACAGGCTGGTGATATTGATATGGTCAGTATCGGTACGCAGATCACCATAAATCAAGAGATCATGGTGTATCAGTCTTACGATGCAGAGACATCATTACTTACAGTCAAACGTGGTGCGCTGGATAGCATTCCACAAATTCATAGCGCTGGCAGTGTTCTGTATTTTGCAGATGACTTTATCACAGTAGATCCGACTGAGTATGTCACGAGTGAAGTTATTGATGTCAAAGTCTTAACGACAACCCCAAGCGGAATTTTAGATATTGAAGATGTAGATGCACAGCAAGTGGAAATACAAGCCCGTGCAATCAGACCATATCCGCCTGCGAATGTAAGAATTAATGAAGAATATTTTCCACAAGAAATTGAAACAGACTTAATTTTGACTTGGGTGGATCGTAATCGGATACAGCAGACGGGCGGCAGTATTTTAGGTTGGTATGAAGGTGGTGTAGCCATTGAACTAGGTACTCAGACGCATTTAATTCTGACGCAGTTAGATGAAAATAACATTGAACTTGCTACCACAGATGCAAATGTTACAGGTGAAACGAGTTACACAATGCCAATTTCAACAATGCAAGCCGACACTCGCTTTGTAAAAATCACACTCAAGACTGTGCGGGATAATTATGAATGTATACAACCATTTGAATATATTGTTGAGTTAAGTGAATTCTTCTCAGCACCTCATGATTTAACAGTTGAGTTTAAAAATGACTAATCGCTTAGAGCTAAATTGGAAACTTGATGGCTTTGTTGACGAGCAGCGTTATTACTGCTCTGAAACAACGATTGACCCTGAAAATCTACCTGTAGCTAAAGCTGTTTTGACTGGTGCTGTACGGAATTATGTTGATACTGACATTGAAATAAGTAAAACATATTATGTTAGAGTCAGCTCCATCAGGAACGGTGTTGAAAAACTAAGTCAACAATCTATCATCACAACAGGTGATGCTTATACTCAGTACGTGAAAGCGCTATTACACTTTGATGGTGATCTTCTCGATGTGGTATCTAATACTGTATTTTCAGTTGTTGGATCTTCTGCCAATTATATGGCTGCAAGTAATGCCTCCTTTGGTAATTGTCTGAATGTCGCTGCTAGTTTTTTGGCGCAGCGAGGGAGTTCTGAGTACAGGCTTGGCTCAGCCGACTTTACTTTTGAATGTAGATTTAGGGCGAATAATTTCAACAAGTTTGGTGGAGTTAATCCTGCGCTTTTTTCTTTAAGCAATAATCATACATCGGGAACACAAGAACTACTTGTAAATATTGACTCTGATACTAAGCTTATTGGTATGCGAGTTTATGAACATGGCTATATTGTCAATGAGAGATCAATAGAGCCTCTTTATGTCGACACTGAGTATACGATGGCATTTTGTCGCAAAGGGTCAAATCACTATCTATTCATCAATGGTTTACTTGTTTCTACAAAAGAAACTGTAGCTTATACACTCTCAAATGTAGATGTGATTTTATGCATCGGGGCTGCATCCCCATTATCAGATAGAGCTGGAAATTTTAATGGCTTGATCGATGAGTTTAGATTCACAAAAGGTGTGGCTCGATACACAGAGAATTACATACCATCCAATATACCTTTTTCACTGTAGCACCTTCGGGTGCTTTTTTATTGCCAGAAATTAGGGGGCGCAATGCCAAATGACTACTCATCTGATCCACCAGTAGCGACTGCAGGGCAGCTTCTTGCCATCTCAGACAAGATTAATGACATATCCAAAAACATGGATAAGTTAGCTGAAATGCCCCAAAAGCTCGACCGTATGAATATGCAGTTGGAGCAGCTCAATAAGGAGCATCAACAGACACGAAATGACTTAACTCAGACTCGTGACAATCTGCAAGAAGATTTAGACCGAGCAAAGTCAAACTTCAAAAGTGAGATTAAGCAAGTCCGAAATGAGATTGATCCGAAGTTTAAAGAAATGGATATGCAGATTAGGGTACTACATGAAAGTAAAACCAAGATTGATAACACCACAAGTCTTGTGCGCTTTGGCGGCATCTTCTTGGCAGGCTTATTTGTTGTCGCTTGGAATACTCAGACGAGCAAAACAGATACGGTAAACACTCAAGCCACAACCAACGCTCAAAGTATTCAGGTTCTTGAAAAACAATCTGATCAGCTTTTAAGAACAGTTGAAGAAATCCGAAACAAACTTTATGAGCGAAATATGAGAGAGGAAAAATGAAAGTCATTCCTGAAAACGCGCTGAAATATACCAGCGTCAAATGGCCCCTAATTGGGGCTTTTTTATTGCCAAAAATTAGGAGTGGTCTATGAATGACCCATTAAGCATCAAGGGCCTACCATGGCTTTTTAAAATTATAGCTGCAGTGGTTGGGGCAATCTTTGCCCTGACATTATCAGGGGATATCGATACTGAAGGGCGAATTAAAATCACCATGGGTGTGATTATGAAGTTCACCTTTAGCGTAGCAATTAGTCTGTATGGTGGTTCAGCATTCATTGAATATTATGGTTGGCATGTCTACTCACATATGACACAAGGTTTTGTGATGTTGATCTTTGCGATCTTTGGAATGTTGTTAATTGGCATCTGGTATCAAGCAATCCAGCTGTTACGTGGTAAAACCATTGGTGAATTAATCTTTGAAATTCGCTCAGCTTTTAAAGCAATGTTTAAGTGAGTAAGTGAAAAATGAAGCATATTTTTGATTTTTTAAGAAAGATCAGTGGTGGAACACTTACTCAAAAGCAAGTCAATGCTGCCAACCAAGTGATTGCAACGGCTACAGATGCATCAGTGGCGGATATGTTGGGTATTGCGATCGACCAGATGGCCGTTAGTCTTTTTGGTGTGGATCTCATCTGTGGTTTTGAGGGTAAGCGTCTTGCTGCCTATGACGATGGGGTGGGAGTGTGGACGATTGGTTTTGGTACCACGGTTTATCCGAACGGTATTAAAGTCAAGAAAGGTGATACCTGCACAGAAGCACAGGCTAAGGCATACATGGCGCATGATTTGAAGAAGTTTGAATTGGCTGTAAATAATGCAGTGAAGATACCGCTTAATCAAAATCAGTTTGATGCACTGGTATCACTTGCCTACAACATTGGGACAGGTGCTTTTAGCAAATCAACATTAGTAAAAAAGCTGAATGCCAATGATAATCGTGCTGCTGCGGATCAGTTTGATGTGTGGGTGAATGCGGGTGGTAAACGCATGCAAGGATTGGTAAATCGTCGTGCGAAAGAAAAAGAGGTATTTTTAAAATGATTTTAAATCTGCTTTGGAAATACAAATACTGGATCGCAATTGCGGTCCTTTCTTTTATCTGCATAGGCCAGCTTGCATACATCAATCATTTATCAAAGAAGCTTCTTGTTGCTGGTGAGCAGTGCAATGAACGAGTGGCTAAAGCCATTGAACCTTACGAAACTGCACTCACAAATGCCAAAGAACAGAAGGCTATTACTGAAAAGGCTTGGTCGGATAAATACATAGAGGTAGAACAAAATGCGATTAAAAAAATACAAGATGCGAATGCTACCGCTCGTAGTGCTGAGTTGGCTAGTAATGGGCTGTCAAAGCAACTCAGTGAAGCCAACAAACGTCTGTCCAGTGCTTCCCACCAAACCATTGTTGAGTACACCATTACCAGCTCAGAGCTACTCGAAAGTTGCACAGCAGAATATCGAACAATGGCAGAAAAAGCAGATGGCCACGCAATTGATGTCGAACGATTAAGTGGTAGTTGGCCAGATTAGTTATTCTCTCAAGTTTTTAGTATGCCCTGGTCTTCGGACTGAGGGCATTTTTTTGTTTTTGGTATACAGTATTTTTTGATATGCGACTGAATTACGTCAAAACTTAATCAAAATATTGATTTAAAATAATGGCTATTCGGAATAAGTAGGGGTCTAAATCATCTGACTTCGGTTGTATGCCACATTTTTTGCCACATGTATTTGCTATATAGTGATATGCTATAAAATCAAAATGTATTAAGTGATTGAATAAGAATAATTATTTTATAATAGGATTAAATAGAGTTTTATCAAATCGGGTTCAACTCCCGCCACCTCCACCAAAATTCTTTCCGAAGTAGTCCATCGGAATCTAAAAAAGCCTTTAAACTCAATGTTTAAAGGCTTTTTTATTGGCTGTATTGTCCGATACTGTCCTAAGCGATTTGACCCTATTTTTGCTTTGTGTGGGTCAATATTGGGACAATTTGACCCACTAAATAAGTTTAATTAAGTGGGACAAAGATATGTCACTAACTGATGTGATGTGTAAAAAAGCACAGCCTCAAGAAAAACAGTATCGCCTTTCTGATACTAATGGTCTGTCTTTGCGAATCGATCCGAATGGGAAAAAATATTGGTCTATCCGATATACGGAGAATGGACAAAGGAAGTCCAAAGCATTAGGTATATATCCTGAGCTGAGTTTAAAGCGTGCAAGAGAGATAGCGCTTGATCTGAGGTATAAACTTAAGAATACAGTTGAGGTTGAAGAAGATCAGCCTTGCTTTAAGGAGGTCGCAGAGGATTGGTTTAATAATCAAAAAGAAACCTGGTCATCTAAGCATATTAGTAATGTTAGAGCTTCATTGGATGAGCTTTATATTGCTCTTGCTAATAAGCGTATTAACCAGATTCAGGCTCCTGAGATTCTGCAAATCATTAAGAAGATTGAGGCAAGAGGTTCGCTTGAAATTGCAAAACGTACCTTGTCTCGCTGTGGTATGGTCATGAAGTATGCCATTGCCCATGGATACCGCTATGATAATCCGGCA